CTCACGATGGTTGCAGAAGCCATCAACCCGCAGAAGCCGACCAAAGTGCTCCCGTTCAGGCTTGCCCCGAAAGCATCGTAGAACAAGCATCGCCGCGCGCCGCCTCGCGACGCCGCGCGCCGCAGCGCGCCGCGCCGCGCCGCAACGCGACGCAACGTTTTTCATCGTTCAACGCAGGGGATACATGCACGTCGCCATCGCCCACCTTGTCAGCATCGCCCCGTACTCGCAGAGCCGTAACATCGACAGAGAGGAGTACCCGCCGAAACCGAAAGAGCTGCCGGACGACTACGAGAAGCGCACCGCGTGCCATCGCGTGCACATCAACGCTGCCGGCAACGTAGAGATCCCGCAGACAGCGATCACCAACGCGGTGAAGGAGGCCGCGCGTCGGCTTTCGCTGCCCATCAAGGGCAAGCGAATGCAGACCTACACCAAGAACTTCGAGGCCGGCGTGATGATGCTCGACGCGATCGACCTCGGCATCAAGCCCGCCGACGTGCCGCTCGAGCGGCTCTTTCTCTCGGCCGACGGCAAGCCGGGCGGTGGTGGTAAGCGGGTGTGGCGCTACTACCCGAAGATCGAACAGTGGGAGGGGGACGCGACCTTCACGATCTTCGATGACGTCATCACCGAGGAGGCGTTCGTGCAGGTGCTCGGGTCGGCGGGGTCGCTCGTGGGAATCGGTCGCTTCCGCCCGCAGAACCGAGGCTTTTACGGTCGATTCAAGGTCGCCAAGTTCGTGTGGCACGAGGACGGCGCCGCCATGTTCGGTAGGATGAAGTAGGCTCAGAGCGACCGCCGCGTCGCCCCGCCCCGCGCCGCGCCGCGCCGCAACGCGACGCCCCGCCGCGCTCCTGTGGGAGTCGCACGACGCATGGATCGCCGGGCTCCTGGCGAAGCGGGCGAAGGGGAAAGCGGAGCGGCTCGCGGCGCGGCGGGGCGGGACGAGGCATGTCGGGACGCGGCTGGGCAAGGCAGGGTTCTCTTGACACGTTCACCCGTTCAGCATATAGGTATCCCCATGATCCACGCACCGAACAGCCCCCGCACCCGCCGCGTCACCGTCCTCTTGCGCGCCGACGAGCTGCAGCTCGCCGACAAGCTCGCGCGCGAGCAGGGCATCAGCCGATCGGACCTGCTCCGCTCGCCCCTGTACGCGCCGCGACCCGCGCCCACCGTCGAGCGCGGCGAGACGAGCGGCCCGAGCGTGCGGAGGGGCGAGTGAGCCCCGTGGGTGGCGCGGGCGGTCGAGACGCTGGTCGAGCAGGACCCGGACCACGCGGTGCGGGCGTGACCCTCGCCCGCACGGCAGCCCCCACCCACACCAAGGAGCACGATCATGGCTGACTACGGACCCACCGACCCCGACCGATGGAAGCCCGAGGGCACGCACCACGGCGGCGACCCTGACCGGCTGCGCGCCATGCAGCCGCTCCGGGGGCGCGCGCTCGTGCAAGCCGAGCCCGAGCCGCGCAAGGGGCTCATCCACCTCATCAAGCCCGAGGGCCGCAAGGCGATGGGCCCGCAGTTCGGGACCGTGCTGCGACTCGGTCCCCCTGCCCGCAGCAAGGACGGGGTCGAGATCCCGTGGGGCTGCAAGGTGGGGGATCGGGTGCTGTTCGTCTACGCGGTCGCGCTCGAGAGGGTGCGTCACTTCGAGGGGGATCTCGTCGTCGTGGCGCAAGAGGAAGTGCAGGCCGTGATCGAGCGAGGAGAGGAGGTGCAGGCATGACCGGCCCCAACGGCGCCGGCGAGCCACGCTGCCCCCTCGTGCTCGTGCTCTCGGGCGGACAGTGGTTCATCGGACGCGACACCGTCAACGGGCTCGCGGACCCGTGCGAGTACCACGGTGCGGTGCAGGCGCGGCAGACGGCGCCCGATGCGGTCGAGGTGCGAGTCGTGCGAGTCGTGCAGCCCTGCGCCGCCCTCGCGTCGCTTCCCCTGCTCGCCGTCGAGGGCCCGCGTGTGCCGCTCACCGACCTTAGCCACGCAGAGCAGCGGGAGATCGAACGCGAGTACGGCCGCGCTCAGGACATGCTCGGCAGCCTGCGCGCTCAGCAGGCCGGCATCGTGCAGCCCCGGCTCGTGCTGCCGCCGGGCGTCGGTGGGGGGCCACGTGGCTGACCAGAGCCGGCCGTGCAGCGACCCGACGCACCATCGGGAGCGGGTCGACAACGAGAACGACGATCGCGTGCGGTCGACGGTCCACTGCGTAGAGTGCGACGTCACCTGGGTAGGCTGCCGTGCGAAGCGACTCTCGGACCTGCCCGACCAGACCGGCAACCGGGAGGCGTGGGGACCCGTTGGGCTGCAGACGTGGAAGCGTCGTGAGGCGCCCCAGATCTACGCCGTGCTCGGCGCGACGGCGTTGGACTCGCGCGTGACCACGGACCCGGCCGCGGCGACGTTCGGCCCGATCCCGATCGGGCGCGTGTGCCGCCACGTCGGGAGCGACCATGGCTGACCCTGCCCCCGGTCAAGCTCTCGTCCTCATCGCGACCCCCGTGCACGGCGGCGTCGCGTCGAGCAGCGTGACGCTCGCCTACCACTCGACCCTGCTCTCCATCGTGCGCGATCGTCACGTGCGTGTGCTCCCGTGCGCGTACGGGACCGAGCCCGTGCGAGCGCGCAGCCGGCTCGTGCGTCAGGCGCTCGCAGAGACCGAAGCCACGCACGTGCTCTGGTGGGACGCGGACGTGGGGCCTGCGCACGGCGACGCGGCCAGCCTGGCGCGGCTCATCGGCCGGCTCGTGTCGCTTGGCGAGGACATGGTGGGGTGCCTGTACCCGAAGAAGCGGATCGCGCGCTGGGGGCCCGAGACGCACGCCTACGACTACCCGCTCGCGCTCGCCACCGACGCCCGCGTGGACCCTCGCGGGTGCTGCGAGGTGGAGGGGCTGCCGGGCGGCTTCCTCCTCACCAGCCGGGGGTGTCTCGATCGGATGGTGAGCCACTACCGCGAGGCGCTCGGATTCCTCGACGTGGTGGACGGGCAGACCGCGCCCACCGTCGCGCTCTGGCAGCTCGCCCGCGTGCCCGACGAGCCCGGGGGGCTGCTCCTCGGCGATGACTTCGCGTTCTGCCACCGCTGGAGAGCCATGGGGGGGCGGTGCGTGCTCTACGTCGGCCCCGACAGCGAGCTTTGCCACGTCGGCGGGCACGTGTACCAGGGCCACCGGGCCGGCTACTGCGGCGAGGGACCGCCCGGGGCCGAGTAGGTCGCGCCACGGGGCGCGAGCAGCACGGCGCTGGTGACGCACGCCAGCATGGAGAGGCCCTCATACGGGGCGCGGAGGAGCACATGACACGACGGCGCAGGACTCAGCGGGACATGGCAGCGGCGGTCGAGGGAGGGAGCGAGGCGAAGGAGGCCGGGCCGCTCACCTGCCGGGACAAGCTCGCGCTAGCTCGGCGCGTAGTCGACCGGCTCGCGCCACTGCCGATCGAACAGCAGCGCGAGGTGCTCACGGTCCTGTCCGTGACCGGCGCGCACCACGCCAACGCGCTCGGCAAGGTGCTGCGCTTGCTCGTGCGGGTCGAGGGCGCGGACCGGAGCGACGTCGTCAGGGTCGCGTCGGCCGCGCTGGGGGAGGAGACAGCGCCCGAGCGTGAGCCCTTCGAGATGCCCGGCCGAGCGCCCGACATGGCGTAGGCCAACCCCGACGCGCTACGATACACGTCCCGTCCCCTCACCGCCGTCCCCTCACCGCCCGGAGGCCGCCTCGTGACCCAGCCCTGCCCCTCGCCTGCCGCCCTGTCGCTCCGTCCGTACCAGGAGGAGGCCATCCGGGGGGTCAGGCGGGTGATGGGGCGCGGTCAGCGTCGCGTCTGCCTTGTGCTCCCCACGGGCGGCGGGAAGACGCGCACGGCGGCGGCGGTGGTGCAGAGCGCGCTCGGCCGCGGCAACCGGGTCCTCTGGCTCGCGCACCGGGCCGAGCTCGTCGAGCAGGCGTGCGCGACCCTGGAGGCGTTCGGGCTTCCGGTGGGCGTCGTGGCCGCGTCCTCGGGTCGAGCCGCTCGGCCGGACTCGCCCGTGCAGGTGGCGAGCATCCAGACGCTCGTGGCACGAGACGCTGTGCGGCCCCCGGCCGAGCTCATCATCTGGGACGAGTGCCACCACGCGAGCGAGGCGGCCGAGTGCTGGAGCGGGCTCCTCGATGCCTACCGGGGCGTGCCGATGATCGGCCTCACCGCGACGCCCGAGCGGGGCGACGGGGCCGGGCTCGCGCCGCTGTTCAACGGGCTCGTCGTCGGGGCGAGCGTGGCGCAGCTCACCGCGCAGGGCCACCTCGTCCCCTACGAGATCCTCCGGCCGGCGCGCACCCTCGGCCCCGGGGAGGTGGCGCAGGACCCGGTTGCGGCGTACCTCGCGCACGGGGGCGGCCGGCAGGGGATCCTGTTCGCGCGCAACGTCGAGGAGGCCGAGCGCTACGCGGCGGCGCTCGGGCAGGCCGGCGTGCGGGCCGAGTGCGTGACCGCGACGACACCGACGGCGGACCGCGAGGCGGCCGTCGAGCTGTACCGGCGCGGAGTGGTGCGGGTGCTGACGAACGTCTACTGTCTCACGGAGGGCGTCGACCTGCCCGCCGCGGCGGTCTGCATCCTTGCGCGCGGGGCGGGAGCGCCAGGGATCGCTATCCAGATGTGGGGCCGCGTGCTCAGGCCGTCGCCCGGTAAGACGAGCGCGCTCATCCTCGACCTTCGCGGCATCACGCACGGCCCCCGCATCGGCCTGCCCGACGACGACCGGGCGTACTCGCTCGAGGGGCACGGCATCCGTCTCGCCACCGAGCGCCACTGTCAGGTGTGCAGCGCCGTGATCGAGTCCTACCCGTGCCCTGCGTGCGGGTACTGCCCCGAGGCTGGGGACGCCGCGGAGACCGTGGTGACTGGCGACCCGCTCGTCAAATTCGCCCGCAAGAGGGCGGAGGGCGAGGCCGAGCGGCACGCGACGCTGCTGAGGTGGGTGCGTGAGGCCCTGGGGCGCGGCTGGAAGCCGGGCTCGGTCCGCTTTAAGTGGCGTGCGGTCTACGGCGAAGACCTCGACATGCGGCGGCTCATGTTGGCAGTCCAGGAGGTGCGATCCAGTGGCAAGTAGCGTTAGGGCACCGCGGCGCGTGGCGCAAGTGGGTATTGCTGGATTGGCTACTAGCGCCACGCCACCCGCTTCCCGCAGCCGAAAACACGACGAATCCGACTTCATGGGCGCCATTCGGGACGCGCTATGCAAGTGTGGCGCGCTCATCTGGCGCAATAACTCCGGTATCGCTACTTGGGAGTCGGGTCAGAGGACGCGCTACGGGCTCGGCATCGGAAGCGCGGACCTCGTGGGCCTCTTCCGTGGGCGGTTCGTGGCCGTCGAGGTCAAGGCCGCGCGAGGGGCCGTGTCGCCCGATCAGGTCGCGTGGCGCAGGGCGGTGGAGCAGGCCGGGGGGCTCTACGTGCTCGCGCGCGTCGGCGAGACCTCGCTCGAGGACGTGGTGCACGCCGTCGTGGGGACGGGGCAGGTGGGGACGGGGCAGGTGGGGACGGAATGAAGTCCCCCGTCGGCGTCGGCGGCCCGCTCTGCTACGCCCTCGCGGCGGCGCGGATCGGCTGGTGGGTGTTCCCGCTCCTGCCAGGCAAAAAGGAGCCGGACGGCCTCCTGGCACCCCACGGGTACAAGAACGCGAGCCGCGACGAGGAGAGGCTACGGGGCTGGTGGGCCACCCGGCGCGAGCACGGGATCGGACTCGCGTGCGGGCCGTCCGGGCTCGTCGTGCTCGACGTCGACCCCCGGCACGGCGGGGACGTGGATCTGCGAGCGCTGCTGGGCCAGCACCGTGAGTGGCCGAGGACCCCCGCGGCGTGCACCGGCGGCGGCGGCTGGCACTTCTTCTTCCGCACCCCCGTCGACCCGGTGACCGGCGAGGTGCTGCCGCTGCGGGCCAAGCTCACGCCGGGGATCGACATCCAGGGCGACGGCCGCTACGTCGTCATCGCCCCGACCCTGCACCCGTCCGGCGCGCGCTACCACTGGGGCCGCAACGCCTTGCCGAGCGAGACCCCGCTCGCGGACCTGCCGGCGTGGGCGCTTGCTCTCGCCAGGCGACCCGAGCGCGATCCCGTGGAGGTGCGCCGCGTGGGACCGTTGCCGCCGCGTGTGGGCGAGCGTGCCTCCCGCTACCTCGCCCGCATGGCCCCGAGCATCAGCGGCGCCGGGGGGCACGCTGCCCTGTGGGCTGCCGCGCTCGCCCTGGTGCGCGGGTTCGATCTTGGGGCCGAGGACGCGCTGGCGCTGCTGGCGAGCGAGTTCAACCCGAGGTGCAAGCCGCCGTGGAGCCTGCGGGAGCTGCGGCACAAGATCGAGGGGGCGGAGAGGGACGCCAGGAGCGAGCCGGGCTACCTGCTCAGGTCCGAGAGGAGGAGCGCATGACCCCCCGCCCTGACCTCGCCGCCGAGCTTGCCGACACCGAAGGTGAGCCCGAGGACGAGCACGCGTCGATCCCCCCTGGCCACATGCCCGACGACCACACCGGGAGGCTCGTGCGCGTGGAGGACGCCTGGCGGCAGCGGCTCGTGAGCGGGGAGAAGCGGCGGGGCAAGGGCTACGACATCGTCGTGCTCCCGGTGGCCGCGAACGTCACCACGATCCTTCGCCATCACAACCTCTGGGCCGGGTGCGTCATCTACGACGAGTTTCGCGACTGCACGGTCACGAGCCGACCGCCCCCGTGGGACCCCGAGGACGCGCCAGAAATCCACGACGAGGGCCCGTGGAGCGACGGGGACACCGGCCGGCTCGTCAACTGGCTCGTTCGCGCCGAGCACCTCAACGTGCCCGTGTGCGAGGTGGAGCGCGGCCTCGCAGTCGCGGCCGACATGTGCCGCCGGCACCCGGTGCGCGAGTACCTGCGCACGTGCCGCGAGGCGTGGGACGGCGAGCCACGGGTAGACCGCTGGCTCGCGCACTACCTCGGCACGAGCGACGGGGAGTATGAGCGGGGCGTTGGGGCCCGGTGGCTCATCAGTGCCGTGGCCCGCATCGTCGTGCCCGGCGAGCAGGTGGATTGCACGCTGCTCCTCGAGGGCCCGCAGGGGATCGGCAAGACGAGCGCCCTACGAGGCCTCGTGCCCGTCGCGGAGTGGTACGCGGACAGTGGCCTCGACTTGTCGAACAAGGACAGCCTCGACGCCCTGCGCGCCGTGTGGATCTACGGTCTTGACGAGCTCGACAGCTTGCGCAAGGGCGAGACGACGCGCTGGAAGACGTTCCTCAGCCAGACCCGCGACCACTACCGCCCGCCCTACGCCCGCCGCACCCGCGACTTCGCCCGGCAGTGCGTCTTCGCCGGCACGACCAACGAGCGCCAGTACCTCGTCGACAGCACCGGCGGCCGTCGGTTCTGGCCCGTGCGCTGCGGCCGTGTCGACGTCGAGGCCCTGCGACGCGACCGCGACCAGCTCTGGGGCGAGGCGTGCCAGCGGTACGTCGACGGCGAGCGCTGGTACGCCGACACGCCGCGGCTCAGGTGCCTGTGCGAGGAGCAGCAGGAGGAGCGCGCGCAGGTGCACCCGTGGGAGGACCTGGTCACACGCTGGCTCGACAAGCCCATGGCGCGTGGCGCGGACGGCTTCCCTGAGCTCGTGGACGTGAGCCAGGGGGTGAGCACCACCGACGTGCTCATCCACGCGTGCGGCGTGGCGCGCGAGCGGCTCAGCAAGTCGGCCGAGACGCAGGTCGGGACCATCCTGCGCGGCCTCGGCTACGAGGCCGTGCGGCGCGACGGCCGGCGGCTCTACGTGAGGCCTGCCGACGAGGGGGACGCCACGGGGGACGGCGAGCAGCGCGCGAGCGAGGCCGCATCCGCCGCCGCCCACTCGGCCTGAAGCTCTCGCCAGGCCGTCGTGACCTGGTCGGGCGTGAGGCCAGTCTCGCTCGCCAGGGTGGTGATGAGCGGCTCACGGTCGCCTGCCTGGTCGTGCCGCCGTACCGCCTCGCGCACGAGCTTACGCCGCTGGTAGGCCGCGTTCTCCTCCTCCTGGGCCTCGCGCCGTGCCTGCGCCGGGGCCCGGAAGGCGATCATCTTGGCCGACCCGAGTGCCGACTTGGCCCGGCGCTTGGCTGCGCAGGCGGCCTCGTACGCCGCGCGGGCTTGCTGGCACGCGGACACCGCCTCCTCGTACGCGGCCCGGGCCGCTTCGTAGGCCCCGCCCCCCAGGTCACGCGACGCGAGCATCCGCGCGATCCCCGCCGTCCCCTTGGCCCTCCGCTGCTCGCGGCATGCCTCCTCGTACGCCCTCCGGGTCTCCTCGTAGGCCATGCATGCGGCCTCGTGTGCCAAGATTGCCGCCTCCAGCGCCTCGTTCGCCGCCGCTGCCTCGTCTGTCCGTGTCGTCGCCATGGTGTGCCTCCCACCCCACCGGGCTAGCACGTGCCCCCGGGTGTGTCAAGCAGGCCCGCGCGGCGTCGACATGGTGCGCCAGGGGGGCCAGCTCAACCGTGTTGCCAACCTTGACAACCTCAGATCGGCCTCCGCACTTCCTACTGCACCCATATGTGTACTATACCCCCCCCCCTCCCCCACTCTCCCCCCCACACTAAGCACACACACACGCGTGCATGGGCGTGCGCAGGTGTGTATGAGGTTGACAAGGTTGGCACGGGGGTGTAAAAAGGAAGTGGGGGCGGAAAAGTCGGCGGAAAAGTGAGAGGGTAACCCACACCCCCCTACTCGCACACTCTCACGAAAGCCCACCCCTACCCCTACGCCCCCTCCAATGCACCTACACTCCCCTACCGCGCCGCAGTCCCATGTGGGTGCGCCACCTCCCCCACTGGCTTCCCCATGCCCCATTGCCGCTGGTAGTACCGTGCCACGTTGCACCGCGTCACTGGCACACTACCCCCAGCGCTCACGGGCTCGGACGCGCGTGCCAGGTACCCAGCCCACCCGCACGCACGGGCCCCACGGCGGGCCCCGAGCACGAGCAGGTGCGCGGTGCCGAGGGGTAGCGTGGTGCCTGGCTCGAGCAGGTGCGCCACGGGCTCGGCGGGGGCGGCAGTGGGGTAGCGTGGGGCCTAGGTCGCGTGGTGCCTGGCTGGAGCGGCTGGGCGAGGGAGCTCGGGGAGCTCGGGTATGGGGGACCGGCTTGACGGACAGGACACGGCGGGGCAGGGTAGGGGCATGACGGACCTGGGGCTGGTCGGCGGCGAGGAGGTGTCGGGGGAAGTGGAGGGGGACCTTGACTTTCCGTGCACCGTGCGCTAGGCAAGGTACATGACTAAGCACAAGATAACACCCAGGCCCCCGTCGGCATCGCAACCGCTCGCGCCACGTACCTGCACGGGGCGACGCAGATCCGCAGAGATGACGCCGTGACCGAGTCGCAAGCGCAAGAGGTAGCAGACCGCACCGGGACCGACCTTCGGAGCGTGATGCGCCGCCTGCTCGGGTGGGAGGTGCGTGGCAAAGCCGGCGACCGCATCGACCGCGAGTTGGCGGGCTGGGGCGTCGTCGTCCCCTCGCCCACTGCCGTCACGGAGCGTGTGCCTGGGGGACAATCTTGAGGTACCCGCTCGATCACCTCACGCAGCCCGAGGCGCAGGACGTGAGCGGGCCGATCCAGGACGACGAGGCGCTACTCCTGTTCGCGCTGGTGCGCGTGTGCAGGTGTCAGCGCATCCTCGAGGTGGGAGGGCTCGACGGGTACTCGGCGCGCAACTTCCTAGCGGCGATGCAGCCCGGCGGAACGGTCTACACCGTGGACGTCAACGCCGTTCGGACGGTGATCGTCGAGGGCCGGACGCACCAGGTCATCACGAAGGATGCCGGGGACGTCGAGCCGGAGGACGTCGGCGACGAGCGGATCGATCTCGTGTTTTTCGACTGTCACGACATGGCGGCCTCGTGGGCGTGCTACCAGAGGCTCTGCGGGTGGCGGATCATCGACGACCGTACGATGATCGCCATCCACGACACGGGCGCGCACCACTACCGGAGCAGCGAGTATATGGTGCGCGTTCGTGAGGGCTGGATGCACCAGTGGATCGAGAGGCACCTGTCGAATCTACTCATGCAGGAAGCCTGGCACCCCATCCACCTGCACGTGCCACGCAGGCCGCCGGGCGACGTGCTCGCGTACCGGCACGGGTTGACCGTCTTGCAGCGGTCGGGCACGCCGCTCGACACGGCGGGCAAGGAGTTGGGGCCATGATCCGCGTCACGATCCCGACCATTCCAGCGCGGGCCGAGTCGGTGCGCGTGCTTGCGGAACAGGTCGTCGACGGCGGCGAGGCCCCGTGCTTGTTCCGCGGCACGGGCACTCACCGCGAGTGGACGAGCGCGATGCTCGACGAGGCCATCGTGAGCGGTGCCGATCACCTCGTGTTCTTCGACGACGACGCGCGGCTGTGCGCGGGCTGGCGCGAGCCGCTAGAGGAGATGATCCGCGCGTACCCCGGCGAGGTGCTCGGCCTCGGCGCGCTCCACCCGCGGCTGCCCGAGATGTTACGTCGAGGCCATCACTGGGCGTGCACCCACGTCTGGACCGTGGGATGGGGCGTCGTGTGGCCGAGGGATTTACTCATGGGCTTCCGCGTATGGAGGCGCGACCCGCGCACCTCGCCCCTCCTCGACGCCCACCAGATGGATCACCTTGCCAACGTGTTTCTGAGGCAAGCGGGCCGGCTCTGCTACCATCCGATCCCGACCATCGCGCAGCAGGAGCTCGAGCCAGGCGAGGAGCGCAGCGCGTTCGCCACGCGCGAGTCGACCTGCGTGTGGGGCGAGCACGTGCCGCGCGATCGGTACGAGCCAGGGTGGTACGCGCGGCTCGCAGCGCCCCCGCCCATCCTCGACTTTCCGCATCATTCCGGCCCCGCGCCGACGAGGGCGTGGGGCGGCAGCATCCTCGACGCGCAGGGAGCCGTCGCCGAGCCCTGGCCCGGGCGGGACTGGGCGGAGCCGCTGTGAGCCCGCCCCTCGTCGCCCTCGGCGTCCCGCATGCGGAGTGGCTCCTCGACCGTGCCGAGATGATGTCGGGGCTGCGTGCCGCGCTCGGACTGGACGCGCCCCCGCCGTGGGTCTACGCGCGCGAGTTCACGGACCGCGAGCACTGGCAAGAGTGGTTCCCAAAAATGCTTGAGTGGGCGTGTGCGTGCGGCGGAGGAAGGGGCGCCACGCACTTCGTCACGCTGCAGGACGACGTCGAGGTGGCGCCGCACTTCTGGCCCTCGCTCCGCGCGATGCTGAGCGCGTGGCCCGACGAGGTGATCGGGCTCGCCGCCACGCACTCGCTCGCTCGTGAGGTGGCGCGGCAGGGGCGGCGCAGCTACCGCACGCCTCGTCTCGTCGGCTGGGGGTGGGCCATGCCGATCGGCCTCGTGCGCGAGCTGCTCGAGTGGATGGCGGCCGGCAACCTCGCCCACTTCCGGCAGGAGTGCCCGCTCGACGGCGAAGACACGCTCACGATGGCGTTCCTGCACACGCACCAGATCCAGCCACGCAGCCCGGTCCCGACGATCGTCGATCACTTGCACGTCGCGAGCACGAACGCGGGGTTCGACGATCACACGCACCGCAGGGCCGTGGTGACCTGGCGCGGGTATGAGCCTGCCGACATGGCCGAGCCCACGTGGTGGCAGACCGCGTGCACGGATCTGCCGCACGACGACTGGCGCAGGTGCTGGTGGTGCGGCAAGCGGCCTGAGTTCGCGCGCTCGCCCTACACGGGGGCGCTCGTGTGCCGCGTGTGCCTCGGGACGATGGTCCTGCGAGCGATGGGAATCGATGCGAGGGCGGGGACTTGATCGCGACCGAGCCAGAGCCCTCAGTCGTAGCGCCGTCAGAGACGGGGCTCATGCAGTGGGTCGCTCGCTGCTCGCCCGACTGGCGCGAGCCCTGGCACCAGCGGGAGCTAGTCGACGCGCTCGAGCGTGCCCCCCGCGGAGGGCTGCGAGCGCTGGTCGCGACCCCGATCAGGCACTTTAAGTCGAGTACCGTCCACGCGGCCAACGCGCTATGGCTCCGTCGCGACCCGACCCTGCGCGTGATCTACATGACGTACACGATCGAGCGCGCCGTTGAGATGGGGAAGGACATCCGAGACATCTGCAGGCGTATGGGCGTCGTGGTCGACAAGGAGCGCGACACGATCAAATCCTGGCGCACCTCGGAGGGCGGTGGCGTCGACGTCATGAGCGCCCAACAGAGTCGGCTCGGAGCGGACGTGGACGTGCTCGTCGTCGACGACCCGATCGAGAGCCAGGAGGAGGCGGACCGGATCGAGGTGCGAGACGCCGTCGACAAGACGATCACTCACTACACGATGCGCCTGAGCCGCGGCGGATCGTGCGTGATCGTCATGAGCCGGTGGCATCCCGACGACCCGATCGGACGGCGGCTGCAGCGCAAGGCCGAACCGTGGACCCACGTGCACAAGCGCGCGATCGAGGTTGTTGACGGCGTGGAAGTCGCGCTTGCGCCCGAGGTGCGGACGCTCGACGAGCTGCACCAGATCCGCGCCGCGCTGCGGGAGAGCGACCCGAACGAGCGGCTGTGGTGGAACCAGTGGCAGAACGAACCACAGACCCCGAGCGCTGAACTGTTCCACGCGCCCCTGCGCTACACGACGCTCCCCGAGTGGCCGGGCTTCCGTGACGCCGTGGGGATCGACTGCGCCTACAGCGCCCGTCGCGGCGCGGACTGGTTCGCCATCGTGGTCGCTCGTGTGTGGGGCGGGCAGATGTTCGTGCGGCACGTCGAGCGGCTGCGTGCCGACGAGGGCCTCGCCGAGACTCGCCTGCGCGCCCTGCTCGCCGAGATGTGCCCGGGTGCCCCCGTGTGGAGCTACATGAGCGGCCCCGAGGTCGGCAGCGCGCGCAACCTGGCGAGCAAGGGACTGCCGATCAACGTGCTGCCGGCCCGGTTCTCCAAGCTCATTCGCGCTCGCCGCACGATCGACCGCTGCAACGGAGGCGCCGATCGCACGGGTCGGTTGCTCGTGCCAGACGGCGCCCCGTGGGTCGATGCGTTCGTGCGGCGGCTCACCGCGTGGCGTGCGCTCGACGGCGACGAGGACGACGAGATCGACGCCCTCGTGAGCTGCCACGACGGCCTGTTCGGGAGCGGGTGCGGGGTGCAGGCCGTGTCCACGTGCGGGCGCCCGAGGATGTAGGGCCGCGTGGCCGCCGGGGCCCGTGCCGCGTGGCACGACCTTGACATGGCGTGCCACGGGGGTACGGTGAGGGCTGACCCGGTACCGACAGCCGGCAAGGAGTCCCACCATGAGCAAGCCCGACGCATCGCCGCCCACCCCCGCAGCCCAGACCGCAGCCCCCGCCTCTCCCACCGTGACGATGACGCAGGCCGAGCTTGCCGCCCTCATCGCGACGTCGATCCAGGCCGCGTTCACGACAGGCCCCATGCACGCCGCGCTCATGGATCCTGACAAGGCGCTGGACGAGCGACGCAAGGCGGACCGCCCGCCGGCCCGGCCCGTCTCGTACATCAAGTGCTACTCGCATCCCCAGCACGGCGGCACGGGGGCGCGGTTCATTGCCGTCGTCGTCCCGCAGCGCACGACCGAGAAGGGCCGCGTGGTGCCCGACCGCGTGGTGGACCTCGCCTACTACACGATGCCCGAGGACTGGGCGGACCGACGGCCCGACGGGATGCCACTCATCCACCCGAACACCGGCCAACCGTTCCGTCTCGCGCAGCAGTGGGCGTACGAAAACTTCTGGCTGAAGGACCTGCGCACGGTCAACGGACGCCCCCTCCTGCCCGCCTACCGCATGACGCCCGAGGAAGCCACCGGGTGGAACCCCGGTCCGCTCCCGCCCGCTGGCACGATGGCGGTCGGGTGCGCGGGCGACACCGAGCTCGACACGTAGGCCCCCGGTGGCATCCTCGCCCGCAAAGCCCCCGCCCGGCAGCGTCGCCGACTCGCGCCTCGCGCAGGAAATCCCCGTGCTCGGGTCGCCCACCGATCAGTACGACAAGGCGTTCGATCCGCCGTCCGATCCGCTGTCGAATCCGCCGGCCGGGGGCGTGAAGGCGGTCTATCGCGACCTGCCGCTCATCACGATCCAAACCGACTGGTCGCCCGACGATGTCCGCGGGGCGCTGCGGCAGAACATGATCGGCATGTTCGACCGTCCCGCGCAGCTTGCGGACGCGTGCCTCGGAGACGACCGTGTGCAGGCGACCTTCGGATCGCTCACCTCAGCCCTCCTCGGTTGCGAGACGATCTTCGAGCCCGCCAACGACAGCCGGGCGGCGCGCGAGGTGTGCGACGCTTGGGTCCCATGCTGGCCCAAGATCGGCGGCTACGGATCGCTCGGGTGGCTCACCCTGTACGGCAAGGTGATGGGGTGGAGTCCCGCGCAACTCGTCTGGGACACGACGGGCGACGTGTGGAAGCCGGAGGTGCGGCCCTGGCACCAGCGGTACACGTACTACCACTGGACCCTGCGACGGTTCATTGCGCTCTCGCAGGACGGGCAGATCGTCATCGAGCCGGGCGACGGCAAGTGGATCCTCCACGCGCCGTGGGGCGACTATCGCCCGTGGGTGTTCGGGTGCCTGCGCGCCGTCGCGCAGCCCTGGCTCATCCGACACCTCGCGTACCGCGACTGGGCGCGCTTCAGTGAGGTGCACGGCATCCCGATCAAGCGCGCCCGGGTCCCCGCATCGGCAGGCGCACCCGAGCGCGCTGCGTTCGAGAAGGCCCTGCGGTCGCTCCCGAGCGAGACGACCATCCTCATGCAGCAAGGGATGGACGCGGGGCTCGGCTACGACCTCGACTTGCTGGAGGCGACCGACACCGCATGGGAGAGCTTCCCGGGGCTCATCGACCGCTGCGACATGAGCATCGTCCTGGCGTTCCTCTTCCAAAATCTCACGACGGAAGTGCAATCGGGCAGCCTCGCGGCGACGGTGAGCCACGCGGAGATCCTGCACAAAGCGGCGCAGCGCGAAGACCTCGCGATGCAGACGACGATCCGCCACCAGGTCGCGCGCCCGTTCGCGTCCTTCAACTTCGGCGATGCGGGCCTCGCGCCCAAGACCCGCTACGACCTGCAGAGCGTCGAGGCGCACAAGGCCGTGGCGACGCTCGCCGCGGAGCTTGGTCGGTTCCTCCAGGCGCTCCGGTCCTCGGGCGGCAAGCTCAAGGACCTGCGCGGCTTCGTCACGCGCATGGGCGTCCCTGACCCGGGCGAGATCGAGGACGTCGATCCGGTCACGGTCGAAGCCAAGCTCGCGGGCGCCTCGGGCGTCGTGAGCGAGGCCACGGACACGAAGGCGCCCAAGGTGGCGGGCGGCGGAGGTGGGCCTTGAGCGACGCGCGCAGCACCCCTACACGCAGGCCGATCCGATCGGGCGAGCCGCTGGCCATCGCACCTGGCTACGCCCACTCGCTCGGCGCTGAGATGTGGTGGGACCTTGGTCCTGCGGTGCCCGAGAACGTGACCGAGGGCACCGTCACGACGGTCTACCTGCGCGGCGTCATGGATCATCACGAGGGCTTCGGCGACAGCTACGACGCGCTCGTGAAGCGATGGGGCGAGGCGTGCAACGGCGGTGGGCGTACGCTTGCGTTGCGCATCGACTCGCCCGGCGGTGTGGTGAGCGGCCTCTCGGAGTGCGTCGAAGAGTTGAGCGTGTGCGCGCGAGAGGCGGGCTGCAAGACTGTCGCCTACGTCGACGGGATGGCCACCTCGGCCGCGTTCGCGCTCGCTTGCTCGTGCCAGGAGATCGTGTGCCCTCGTAGCGCGATCCTCGGATCGATAGGGGTCATCAGCACGATGACTTCATACGCCGAGGCCAACGCCCAGAACGGGGTCCAGGTCGTGACGATCACCTCCGGCGAGTGCAAGGCGGACGGTCATCCCGACTCGCCGATCACCGATGCCGCCCTGGCACGCGAGCGCGCGCGGGTGGAGACGTTTGCCTCGCAGTTCTTCCGTCTCGCCGGTCGCGCGCGCGGCCTCGATCCCGAGGACTTGCGCGCCTACCAAGCCGGGCTCTTCGTCGGCAGCGACGCGGTGCGGGCGGGGCTGGCTGACGCGATCATGAGTTGGCGGGAGCTTGTGGCGATCCTGACTGACGCTCGCTGACCCGCGCCAGGACAGGCAGCGGCAGACCGAGCGCGAGAGCTGCCTCCTCGACTAGTTGCTTGCTCCGTGCGCTGACGGGCCGGGAGCCCTCGTAGGCGGCGAGGACGGTCCGCTGCTCAAGCGAGGTGTGCGCCGCGATGCGCCGCGCGTTGATGAACGAGATCCGCATGCCTTCCTTGTAGCACGCGTGTAGCAAGGTGGCACCACAATGAAGGATCGTGTCACGAAATACTTGCGCTGGGGCGCGGTGGGGCGTCACCGTACCGGGCATGAGCGCTGCCATCCGAAAGTTGATCGCGCGTCTGGAAGCGTCCCTCGTGAGCGAGGACGACGCGAAGAAGCGCAAGGCCATCGCCGCGGATCTCTCCGCGGCCAAGAAGACCCTCAAGCACGTGGAGCACACCGAGACCACCGACGACGGTGTCCCGCCCCCGCCCCCTCCCGCAGACGACGACGAGGACGAGAGCGAGGAGGAGGACGAGGAGGAGGAGGCCGCGTCCGGTAACGAGACGAATCGCAAGGCCGGCAAGGCCCCCCCGCCGCCCGCCGACGGTGACACCGACACCGACGAGGACGACGACGAGGAAGAGGAGGAAGAGGACGAGGAGGAGGCGTGTCACGGCGCCGAAGAGGACGAGGAGGAGGAGGCCAAGGCCATCGCTGCCGCCCTCGCTTCGGTGCCTGGTCGCAAGGGCGCCCGTCTGGCCGGTCGCTTCCGCGCATTGCAGGACAAGGCGAAGGCCGCCGACGCGCAGGCCGCAGCCATCGCGGAGATCCAGCGCGAGAGGAAGGCCGAGAAGCGCGGGGCCCTCATCATGGGCGCACTGCACGCGAAGGGCGGGCCTCGGATCAGCAAGGCGGATGCGACCTGGCTGCGCGGGCAGAAGCTCGCCACCGTCGAGAGCTACCTCGCGACGCGCACCGCACCGATCGTGCGCACCGAGGAGCGGGTCGTGCAGGGAGCCGCGCCAGGCAAGGCGAACCTGAGCGCGGAGGCGGAGAAGATCCTGACCGCCGCCGTGCGCAACGGAGGCAAGCGCGAGGACATCCTCACGGCGTACGAGAAGGCGCAGGCCGCGCAGGCCGCGCAGGCCGGCAAGGGGAGCTACTGACATGGCACTCTCAGCAGACATCAAGATCGCCCGCTACGGCGTCCCCGGCAACGCGACGCAGAACCTCGGGCAGGGCTTCCAGTTCGGCGGCTCGGTCACGGTCTACGGCGGATCGATCGCCCTGACCGACAGCACGGGCCTCGTGAAGAACGCCGCGAGCCCGTCCAGCACCGACACGTGCTGGGGCCTCGTGCACGCGCAGACCACGAACGCCAGCACCGCCACCTCGTCGGGCCTCGTGCTCGACGTCAACGGCCGGCCGTTCGAGATCGAGACGGGCACCTTCTGGCTCGCCTCGGCCGGATCGGGCGACGCGCTCGATCAGACCTGTCTCGGCAAGGTCGTCTACGTCTACGACGAGCAGACGGTCGCGAAGGGGAGCAACGGCAACACGCGCCCCGTGGCCGGCGTTCTCAGGGCCATCGATCCCACGATGCAGGGCGGCTTCGCCGTCAAGCTCGGTTCCAACCAGAGCTCAGGAGCGTGACATGATTTCGCCCACCGGCTTCAAGGTTTTCATCACTGCCGCCAACGCCATGATCGGCACGGCGTACACGTCCACGCCGATCCTCGCGCCCGAGTTCATGACCGAGGTCCCGACCGACACCGAGGTCTACACCGACGCGTGGACCGGGATGCTCGACAAGATGCGCCCCTGGGTCGGGTCGCGCACCGTGACCGAGCCAGCAGTGCAGGTCTACAGCGTCAGCGTCCTGCCGTTCCAGCAGACGATCGCGCTCGATCGCTTCGACCTGGACGACGACAAGTTCGACGTCCACTTCCGCGACCTGCAGGACATGGCCCGCCAGGCGAAGCGGTGGCAGGACTACGAGGGCCGCAGCTTCCTCGAGGGCGCCTACCCGTGGGCAGGCACCCCGCAACTCGGACTCGACGGCGGCACGCACTGGTCGACGGCGCACCCGGTCGATCGCTACGACTCGACCAAGGGGACGTACTGCAACGACTTCACCGGAGGCGGCCAGAGCATCGGCGGCATCACCGTCGGCGGCGCGTTCTCCCCGACAGCGTTCAAGACGCTGTGGGAGTACAACTCGACGCTACGTGCAGAGGACAACGAGCCGATGCACATCGTCCCGAACCTCCTCATGTACCCTGCCGCACTGCACGGCGAGGTGCAGATGGTGCTCACGTCCGCGAGCTTCGCGCCCCCGGCCTGGGGCACCCTGACGAACCAGGTCGGCGCTGCGGAGAACATCTTCCGGCGCTACGGCGTCACGCCGCTCATGAACCCGCTCCTGACGAGCCGGGTCAACTGGTACCTCTTCGACACCACGAAGGGGATCATGCCGCTCCGGTGGATTCTCCGCCAGTCGCCGCTCTTCGTGCAGCGGCTCTCCGAGGACGACCCTGTGGTGTTCGATGACCACAAGTACGTCTGGGGCGACTGGGGCCGCGCATGCTGCGCCTGGTCCTTCGCGTGGCTGTCCGCGCGCTCGGGTCCCTAGTCGGAGGCTGAGGTGACGAGGTGGGATCGCTCTACTGCCAACCGACGGATCTGCCGCAAGGGCTGAACTCGGTCGCGCTGTCCACGATCCCACTCACCGATCAGGCGGCGGCGTGCACCACCGCTTCATCGATGCTCGACAACTTCTTCCGTGGCCGGTGGCCCCTCCCGCTCCTGTCCTGGGGCCCCGACGTCACGATCCGCGCCGTGCACATCGCGGTCAAGCTCGCCCTGGACGCTCGCGGATCGAGCCTCCTGGCGCACGGCGACGACTCGATCGAGCGCAACTACGAGGCGGCCGTTGCATGGGGCGTCCGGGTGCAAAAGGGGACCGAGCATCCCGACGTGACCTACTCGCAGCCTGCAACGCAGTTCGTGATCCCCCGGGTGAGCAGCCCGAACAAGGTTCGAGGGTGGTGATCTGATGGGCTGGTTTGGTCTGAAGGGAAGCATCAAGACGATCGCCGGCACGGGCGCGTTCTCCACGCCGTTCGCGTCGGGTACCCGCATCCTGCAAATCAAGTTCGTCGGCGGCACGTGCACCGTTCCGAGCGGCGACGGATCGACGACGCAGGTCATCACCGGCGTGGCGGGCCAGTGGTTTGACATGACCGAGCATCACGCCGTGCGGATCCTGCAGGGCACGGGCACGCAACTCGAAATCCAGATGAGCGCCGGCGTCGCGTCGTGGTTCATCGAGTACATCGGTCCCGCGGGCAACTCATGAGCCTGGCGCGACTCATCGATGGGCTGCGGCGGATCGGCGACTGCCTCGCGCACGCCGAGAGCACCGTGGCGCACCGTGTCGCGGAGCTTGCGGCGCCGGGGATCTCCTCGCTCATTGACTCGCAGTTCGACACAGGCACGGGACCCGCGGGACCGTGGGCGCCGCTCAGTCCCCGCACCCTTCGCAAGCACGGCCCTCCGCCGTTGACGGACACGGGCGCCATGCGCGCCAGCCTGCGCGCCACGCCCGGCAGCCGCGGCCCCCACGGCACCGTGACCGTTCGGTTCTCGCCCCGATACACGCGCTTTCACCAGACGGGCACCCGCCACATGCCCCGCCGCCTGCTCGTGCCACGCGCAGGGCTCCCGAGTGCGTGGCGAGAGGTGCTGCGACGCGCCTCCGAGCAGGCCACCCGAGAGGCGGGACGGCCATGAGCCTCCCCTTCACCCTCACCGACCTCGTGACCCCCGTGCAGACGTGGGTCGCTGCGGCTCGCGCAACGCAAGGGCTTGCGGCCCTAAACGGACCCGACGGTGTGGGTACGGGAACGATCTGCGTCGGGGCCGAGTACCTGGACTTTCAGCTTTCGCCGCCCGGGATCATCCTCGTGCCGACGAGCGAGGAGATCGGAAGCGACTACCTGGGCGACGGCGCGACGGACGGCACGGAGCCCACGACGCCGAAGCGATATTGGAAGGGCGCGCTCACGTTCGACGCGTGGTGCTGGGGTGATGAGGATCCAGACTTCGTCACGACGCAGAACACGACCTACAGCTTCGACTCCGCCCTGGAGCTTCGGCGGGAGTTGTGCCTCGCGCTCGCCACCCTCGGGGGCATCCCGAGCGTGGGCCGGCTTCGGGGGCGCTGGGATCAGCCCACGAACGTCAAGCGGCTCGGGCGCATGTACGTGCTGAGCTTCCAGATGTGGACGCCGATCGACGACCTCGACGTGGGCCCGCTCACCGTCGCCCCCTTCGCCACCTCGACCTCGACCGGCGTCAGCATCGACGCGACCGTCCAGGCCACCTCGCCCGACGGAACGCAGACCACGACCGAGGCCACCGTCGTAGCCCCGCCCCCATGAGGACAGCATGAGCATCGCGAACGTTAGCATCAAGGTCCAGGATAACGGGCTCGGGCAGCAGAACCCGGGCGAGGGCAACCTGCTCGCGATCGTGGGCGTCGGGTCGGGCGGCAACGTCCCGGTCAACACGCCCGTCGCGTCGGCTGCCGCGGGCGCGTTCGTGGCCGCGGGCGGCTACGGCCCGGGGACCCAGCTTGCGGAGCTCGTGCTCGCCGAGGGCGGCGGCCCCGTGATCTTCGTCCAGGCGGCCACGGGCACGCCGGGCAGCAACACGACCGTCATGGCGTCCCCGGAGAACACCGGGACCGCTGCAGCCACGCTAACCGGCACCCCGCTCGACACCTACTACGGCGTTGTGACGTTCAACACGGGCGGCACCGTCGGGACCGCGGGAGTGCAAATCGCCGTCTCGCTCGACGCGGGGCGCACGACGATCGCGACCGTGAACCTCGGCACCGGGTCGACCTACACGATCCCGAACACGGGGATCACGCTGACCTTCACGGGCGCCCCCGTCGCAGGCGATCAGCTCTACTGGGTGTCGACCGAGCCCGTGGCGAGCGACGCGAGCATCTCGAGCGCCGTGCAGGCCATGAAGAGCCTGCCCTTCGGCGAGTACCCGATCGCGATCTACGACGCGGGATGTGCGGCTACGAACAGCGACGTCACCTCGTTTGACCTCGACACGACCTCGCTCGCCAACGCCAAGCGATGGGTGCGGCGCGTGTGCGCGGCTCGCGATGCGGTGTGGGGCGGCACGTCGACCGAGACGGAGAGCGCGTGGATGACCTCGATCGAGGCGAGCCATGCGAACGACTCCACCCTGCGCGTCGGCGTGAGCGGGGGCCACTACAACGTGACGAGCCCGATCGACGGCAGCCAGTACCGGCGCCCCGCCTCGTGGCTCGCCGCGGTCCGCAACGCGCAGGTCGCGATCCAGGTCGACCTCGGCCGCGTGTCGGACGGCGCGCTGGCCCCGGTCACGATCCCGACCACGAAGACGTGGCCCGCGCCGACGAGCGCGACGGGCTCGAGCGACGGGTTCATCTACCACGACGAAGCGAAGACCCCGGGGCTCGACGCCGCGCGGTTCATGACCTGCATCACCTACCCCGGCTTTCCCGGCTTCTACATCACCGACCCGCAGATGATGGCGCCCCCCGGGTCCGACTTCCAGGACCTCGACCACGGGCTCGTCATCGATGCCGCCACGCTCACCTGGTACATGTTCGCGACCAAGCGGCTGCGATCGGGCGTGCGCGTCAACAAGGCCACGGGCTACATCTACGAGGTCGACCGCCAGCAACTTGAGCGCGAGGGAACGCAGGCGCTCCGTGACGTGCTCACGCCAGGCAACGTCTGCACGGACGTGTACGTGACGATCTCGGCGTCGGACAACATCCTGTCCACCGAGTCGATCACCGCGACGGTCAACGTCATCCCGCTCGGCAAGCTCGTGGCGATCCCGACCACGATCCGCTACCTCAACCCGGCGCTCGTGCTGGTCTAGGAGCCCCCATGGCAGGCGCAATCATCAACGGCAACTACTACGCGTTCGCGGACATCCAGGCGTCGATCTTCTCGATGAGCTGGGTCGGCTTCACGGCCGTCTCGTACGGCGACGAGATCGACATGGAGCTGGTCTACGCCGCGGCTCGCCAGCCTGTCGGCGCGACGGCGGGCAACGTGAAGCCCAAGGGGTCGATCACCTTCCTGCGACCCGCGTGGAACACGCTCCTCGCCGCGCTGCAAGCCTCACCCGAGGCCGCGCAGTACGGCGGCTGGCGGCGCATCCCCATGAACATCTCCGTGAGCTACGCGGCCGCGAGCGGGCTGCCGACGGTGACGGACATCATCCCGGGCTGCCGGCTCAAGGACATCGACAGTGACTCGAGCCAGGGCGCCAAGCCGCTCGAGGTCAAGATCGCGCTCCTGCCGTCCGCGGGCATCCTGTGGAACGGGCAGCCGTCGATCGTCGAACCGCAGGTCGCGTTCGCGGCCGGCTGAGTGATCACGCACAGGAGGAGCCATGGCCACGTGGCAAGAGTTGGAGACGCGCGAGGACGTACAGGCGATCATCGGGGAGCTGCGCAAGCGGCCCGATCTGGGCGCGTGCAAGCTCCGGGCGATCGACACCGTGATCGGCGTCGTCGTCGTGAAGAAGCCCTCGCGCGGACAGGCGTCGGTGATGATGACGCAGATCCACGACGAGGAGCCCCAGGTGGTGAGCCAGGCGATGACGGGCCTCTTCCAGACCCTCATCGTGTACCCACCCGCGCCACAACTCGCGGAGCTGCTCGACGACCTGCCGCTGGCCCTGACCGAGAAGGAAGCCATGCGGGACTTTCGTGTCTGGCTCGGCAACGCTCGGGACGCCTCGGCAAAATAGTCTCGTCACACCGCGACCGCCTGCGGGGTGACGTGGTCGCCATGGCGGACGCGTTGCAGGCGTGGTTGCGCGGCGACGACTCCGACGTGGCGTGTGCGGCCGGGTGTGAGGTGGCACGAGCGGTAGGCCACGTGGTAGCCTTCGTCGAGGCGCACCGGGAACGAGGCTGATCGTGGGCACGCAGGACAGGGCGAGGCTGATCGTGGGTCAGGAGCGAGGCTAGTCGTGGAAGGCTTCGAGTGGGTCCTGGAGATCAGGGACGGGATGACCGGCCCGGCGCGCGACATGCGATCCTCGCTCAAATCGCTGGAGGGCGAGCTTCGCGCGACCGAGGCCGAGATGCGACGGTTGCAGCGGCTCCAAGAGACGTACCGCGCCGCGGGCTTCAAGCAGGGCGCGGCGGCGGTGGGCGACGACCTGCGCAAACTCAGGCTCGGAGCCGCAGAGACGCGCGCGCAGGTAAAGCAACTCGCGTCCTCCGTGCAGGAGGCGGGCCCGTCCATGATGGGCGAGATGGCCGGAGCGATGGGGCTCACCCTCGGCGTGGCTGAGCTTGCCAGCGCGTACAAGGCCGCCGCCACCGAAGCCGCGCACCTCGCCGTCGAGGGGCTCAGACTGTCGGTGGAGATGAACGAGCTGCGCGAGCACACGACTCGCATGTTCGCGGGCCTCTCGGGATCGGCCGAGGGCGGCGAACGGATGTACGGCCTGCTCCAGAAAATGCGCAAGGAGGTGCCCGAGAGCGAGGCGGAGATCGCGCACTGGGCCTCGACTCTCATGGCGGCCGGCATGACCGATCCCGCGCGTGTCGAGGCGTCGATCCGTGCGATGGCGTCCGCGAGCGCGCTCATGGGCGGTGGCGCGAGTGGCGCGGAGGCGGCGAACAAGATCCAAGAACTGACCGCGCGCGCGCTCGCTACGGGTACACTCAAGGGACGCGGCGGGGCGCGGGCTCTCGTCGGTACCGGGATCACTGCGGAAGAGCTTGCGGCCGAGCTCGGGATGACGAAGGCCAATTTTCAGGCCGCGTTCTCCAGGGGCACGATCGAGGCGGGCAAGGGGATCGCCGCGATGAACGCCGTCCTGGCGAAGAAGGGCGCCGGAGCGCTCGCGGGCACGATGGGCGAGTGGCCGGTCCTGCTTGCGAAGGCGAAGGAGAGCTTCGCGCACATGTTCGATGGCGTGGACGTCAAGCCCCTGCTCGGCGCGCTACGGGATCTCGTCGGCCTGCTCGACACCTCCCAACCGAGCGGGCGCGCGATGCAGCAGACGCTCCGCACCGCGTTCACGGACCTGGCGCGAGTGGCTACGGACGCGGTGAGGGCTGCCACGATCGGCTTCCTGTACCTGGAGCTTGGTGTGCTGAAGGTCCTGACCGTCCTCGGCCCGCTGATCGTCCGATGGCGCGAGTGGCAGCGGTCGGGCGCGGTGCTGACGGCGACGAAGGTGGCCCTCGTGGCGCTGCTCGTGCCGCTCGGCCTGGTGGCGATCCAGGTCGGTGTCGTGGTCGCCGGCCTCACCCTCATGGCCGCCCCGATCCTGGTCGCGGTCAAGGCCGCCACACTCCTCGGCGAGAAGCTCGGATGGGTGCTCGACAAGATCGGCCTGCTCGACACCAAGGGGGCCACGGCGGACAGCGCAGACACGTGGGAGAAGAAGTACGGGACCGCTGCTCGGGCAGGCGTGACTCGCGCGCCCGGGCACGCAGAAGGCGGCATCGTCCTGCCCGCACACGGCGAGGTGTTCGCCAGTGTGGCACCTGGCGAGGCCATCGTCCCCGCGGGCCGTCTCGCCGTGGGTCACAGCGCAGCGACCGGCGCCACGCAGACCGGCGGCGATCGTCACGCGCACGTGAACGTCGGCGGCATCCACATCGACGGCGCGGGTAAGAGCGCGGGGGAGATCGTGGCGCTGCTCGAAAGCATGATCGCCGACCTCTTCGAGCGCGCGGCGGCCGAGGCGGGGGCGTAATCATGCCCGCCATCGCGCCCAGCAACACGAGCACCTTCCAGGGCTTGCCCGGATCGACGGACGAGAACGGCACCGGGATCCGCGCCCCCGCCGCCGCCTCGCCTCCTCCCGTCCCCGCCGCGCCTCCTGGCATCGTCGCCTCACCGCTCGCCGACCCGCACGCGTGGAGTTCGGTCACCGTCGCGGGAATGACGATCGGCCCCGCGGACGCGAGCGGGATGGTGACGTTCCGCAACGCCGGCCGGCCGTACAAGTGGCAGATCAAGGACGCGAGCGGCATCGACGGCGGCCAGAGCACATATCGAGGACGGCGCCCGCCTGACTGGGAGATCGAGTTTCACATCTGGACCGACTACCAGTTCCGGTGCTTTCAGCAGATGCTCAACGCGGCGTTCCTCTACGACGCCGGCAAGACGACCGTCGATCCCGTGGACGTGTACCATCCCGGGCTCGCCATGCTCCAGATCACGCAGTTCGTGGTCGACGACGTCGGCATGCCCGAACAGCAGGGCGATCGTAAGATGTGGCTCGCGCGGGTGAAGGTGCATGAGTTCTTCCCCGCCCCCGCCGCTGTCAACGTCACGCAGACGCCGGAGGGTGCCGCGACGGGCAACCCGAACGCGCCCGGACAGCAGCCCTCGCCAGCCGTCATCGCCCTGCAGGCCGCGGTCGAGGCGCAGCGTCAGCAGGCCATCGCGTCGGGCGCCCTGACCCCCGAGGCGAGCGGGCTGCCTTGAGGACCGCGCCGCTCCAGGTGACCGCGCCATGAGCCTCTTCGCCTCCCTCAACGGCACTCCCGTCACGCGCGCGCGGCTCGTGCTGCCCTTCACTGGCCTGTGGCACGCGGACGTGTGGCTCGACCGCGTGACGGACACGACAGGGCCGCAAACGCTCGTCCTCGGGCCGCTCACGTGCACGTGTACGGTCCTGCGCGCGGTCGACTTCACGGGCCAGCGGATGGTGCGCCTTGTCGGTGGCGCGGGTGGGTGGAGTCAGACGCCGCAGCCCGGCTTCTGGGCCAAGGCGCAGGCGAGTACCGTGCTCAGCGATGTCGCCACGCAGGTCGGCGAAGCGGCGCCCGTTGTCGCGTCGGACTGGACCGTGAGCCCCTTCTACTGCGTCGACGGCGCGAGTCCGGCCTCGCAAGCCTTGGCTGACCTCGCGGGCGACGGATGGTGGATGGATCTCACCGGCACCGTGCAGGTCGGGCCGCGAGCCTCCGCCGCCGTCGCGTCGCCCTTCACGGTGCAGGACGTGGACGGGCCGCCCGGCATCTACCACGTGAGCACGGAGGCGCTCTCAGAGTGGGTGCCCGGCGCGGCGTTCTCCTGCCCGACCGCAAGCGGCACCGTCAGCCGCGTCATGCACCTGCTCGACGCGGGATCGCTCACGACCGAGGTCATGGTGCCGCTCGTCGCCACGACCCCCGCCGACCGACTGCGCGATGCTGTGCGGGCAGAGCTCGAGGCGCTGCTGCCGAACTGGCGTTACCTCGCCACGTGGGAGTACACGGTCACGGGCACATCAGGCGGACCGTCGAGCGTGACGATCGACGCGGTCGCGCCCGACGGATCGGGGCTGCCGGACGTGACGGGTCTGCCTCTTCGGGCTGACGCCTCGGGGTCGGTCGCCGCGCCCGCGGTCGGGAGCAAGTGTCTCGTGGGATTCACAGCCGGGGACCGACGGCTGCCCGAGGTTCGGGCGCTCGACGGCGGGACGGCGCCGACCACGGTCTGGATCGCGCAGGGCACGATGCCCGTCGTGCGGGTCGGCGACGCGGTCCAGAGCTTCCTCCCGCTCGGGATGCCCTTCACGGGCGTCACGTCCACGGGCGTCCCGATGACGGGGACGATCGTCGCCGCCGCGCCCATCTCGGGCGTGGCGATCCAAGGCAGCCCGATCGTCAATTCCGCGTGAGGTAACCCGTGCCAGGGCTCGCCTACGTCGGATCGCTCCCCCTCCCGCTGCTCTGCCCGCAGCTGCAGGCGTGCATCGGGTGGCCGTCGATCCAGCTTGACGCGGACCTGACCGGCAACCTCGCCCTTAACGCCTCGCTCACCGTCTCGCCCCCGACGGCGGCCTTCTACATCGGCCTGGAGGTGGACGCCATCGCTGAGCTGACGGCGAGCGTCAGCCCCATCTCCCTCCCCACGGTCCACTTCGACCTCTCCGTCAGCGTGGCCCTGGAGGCGTCGTGGTCGCTCTCCCTCTCGCTCCTCACGGACTTCTCGCTCGGCCTCTCGCTCGCTGGCTTCCTCAGCGCGCACGTGGCGGTCTACGCCTTCAGCTACGAGGGGCCGGGCACGGGGCTCGGGGGCGCGCTCGCGACCGCTCTCGCCACGCAGTACCCCGACGGATCGCCCTCCTCCGCGTCCTGCACCGCGGTCCTGCTTGGCGCCGCGTCCCCCGTCGCGCAGACGTGCCTCCCCGCGTGGCTCGACGGGATCTCGTGGGAGTCCGGGCTCGCGCAGGCCACCCTGGCGAGCCTGAGCGCGGGGACGAGCCTGACCGCCAAGGCCGAGACGCAGGCGCTCGCGACCCTGACCGCCAAGGCGGCGGCGCAGGCGGCCGTCAGCGCATCACTGCGCGCCCATGGGTCGGTCGCGTGGCCCACCCCGCAAGTCACGCTGCAGGTGCTCGGTCGCGCGCTCGCCAACATGCGCGCGCAGGCGACGCTCAAGCCCCCGGCCGTGAGCGCAGCCATCAGCGCCACGGCCTCGATCGCCGCCAGCATCCAGGCGAGCGCGGGGTTCATGGCCCAGCTCGGGGCGTGCATGCGGTGGGACGGCGGGATGTTCGCGTACAGCTACTCTGGCGCCGGGTCCGCGCTCGGTCCCACCGTCGAGACCGCGCTCGCCTCGACGTGGGGCGACGGCCACACCTCGACGGCTGGGGACTGCGCGGCGGTCGTGCTCGCGGCGACGGACAGCTTCAGCGCGTCGGTGCTCGCGGCCCTGTTCGGCGGGGTGCTGTAGCGCGGGCGAGGGGGCGGTCAGTCGTCGGAGGAGGGCTCGACGTCGAGCGACTCGGTCGACCAGAGGATCTCGCGGTCGCCGATGGGCGTCTCGAGCCGCGCGACGACGCAGGTCACGGGGTGGTCCTGCTCACCCTCGACGCGGACGATCTTGCTGAGCGCCCAGCGGCCGACCGCCGCAGGCAGCGCGGAGTTGGCGTGCTCGACGGCGGCCTTCGCGGCGTCGAGGAGCGCGAACGCCTCGGGGCTGGGGGCGGCGCGCACGTCGAGGCGGTCGAGGTCACAGAGCTTGCTGCTCACGACCGAGTCGAACGCGGCCGAGTCGACCTCGTCCTGGAGCTGCTCGGCGAGGTGGTCGAGCACCTGCCGCTCGACCGGGTACCCCTCGACGGCGGCGCGGGCGAACGTGGGGATCGGCGCGGCCAGCGTGCGCAGCGCGACGCGGCAGGCGGCCTCTGCGGCCTTCTTCTGCTCGGCGGCGATCTTCCGCTCCCTCTCCCGCTCCTGCTCGGCCTTCTCCGCGTCGGCGATTTTGCGATCGGATGCGGCGAGCAGGTCCGCGAGGAGTCCCGCCTCGACGGCGGCGACGCGGGCCTTGACCCGGGGGTCGTCCTGGTCCGCGTCGAGCAGGGGGACGGAGACGCACGGGCGCGAGTACCGCGTGTTGCCGCGCCAGAACCCCCCCCTGCCGACCCACTTCTCGTCCGGCAGCGCGAGCGCGGCGAGGATGCGTCCCTCGCGCTCGGCGGCGAGCTTGGCTGCGGTGGCGGCGCTCTCCGCGTCGACCTCGGCGAGACGCGCCAGGAACGCGGGGACGGACGGCTCGGGGACGTCGAGGCGCGCGACGTGGCGGTAGGAGTAGCTGCTGTCGGGCCCGACGCCAACCCCGTACGCCCCCTGTCCGGCCAGCGGCACCAGGCGCGCACGCACCTCGGGGGGGATGATCGCCACGTCGGCGGCCGTGAGGGGGAGGTCGACGTCGCCGTAGGAGGCGCTGCCCCTGGCGAGCGCGTCGGCGGCGGGGATGTGGAGAGCGAGGCTGATGGTCTTCATGGTTTTTCTCCCTGTGCGCGGCTCCGTGCCACGCGTGCCGCCTCCCTGCCGTGCCGAGCAGAGGGGCGGACCGCGGGGGGCGAGTCAGGCGCCGCGGGGGGCGGCGAGGAGCTGGCGGCCGACCGCGAGGTCGATCGGGCGCGAGGTGAGGCGGCGGATTTTGGCGGAGAGCTTGCTGGTGTCGATTCCGCGGTCGCGGAGCGACTGAAACCACGCTCGGAGGCTGGTGTCGCGGCGCGCGCTGTTGCAGTGGACGCAGGCGCACACAAGGTTCGCGGCCTCGTGACTGCCGCCGAGCTCGCGGGGCTGCAGGTGGTCGAGGCTGAGCTGATCCTCGCTGCCGCAGTAGCAGCACGCGAACCCGTCGCGCGCGTAGATGGCCAGCCTCTTCTCGGGGCGAATCCACTTGCTGCCACTGTCGTTGCTCATGCCCATCCATGATGCACCCCCCATGCCATGCGCCGCAATACGTGTTTTCGCGGGGTTACGCCCTTTCGCCCGCCCGCGCCACGCAAGTTCTCCACCAACGATTCCGAGCACTTAGCCGAGCCGCCCCGAATTGCCAGCTATTCACGCGAGGTTGCGGGCCATGCAGGGATTACAGCCCCCCTTGCGTACCATGACCTATTTGCGGCCTATTACGTGGCCCCCGCGCTCGCCCTCTCCGCCACCCGATCGGGTGCCGCGCGCCGAGCTCGACAGCCCACGCGTAGGCGGTACGGGCGGAGCATCCCAGCGTGGCGGCAGCGGCCTCGTAGCTCGAGCTCGCCGCGAGGGCGGCGCGTACCTGCGCCTCCCACGCGGCAGCGTCGACGAGCCGCAGCGCCGAGATGGTCGGCCACGTCCCGCGCGTCATGGCGCCCCCCTCCCCGGCGGTCGCTTCGGCAAGAGCTGCGGTCGTGCGTCGAGGGCATCTACCATAGCCGCCTCCAGTGCACGCCGTGTGCCGTGGCGCAGCGACCGGCGCCAGGGCCCCGGCGCTGCTCGACGTGCTAGGGTGCCTGCCATGTCCCGCTCGCCCCTCCTGGCGCCCGCACCAGAATCGCCGCAGCCAAAAACAAGCGGTGCCGTGAGCCGGCCGGTCAGCTACGCGGGCGCCCTCCAGCCCACCGACACCACCCGCGCCGCCGTCCTGGCGAGGTTCCGGGCGGCAGGGGGCGACCGCGACGCGTGGCGCGTCAGGGACCGCACCCTCATGGCCGACGCCCTCACCCGTGCCGAGGACGAACTCGAACTCCGGGCGGGGTCCCGAGCAGCGGCCGAGCGGTCGGCCATTCGGGTCGTGCGGCGTGCGCTGGAGGGTGACGGCTAGCCCGCCGCCTCGGGCAAGTCCTCCTCGCCCTGCATCCGCTCCCACGCGGGGGGCTCGATCTCCCACCCCTCCGGCCCCGGCCACGTGTCGGTGTCGAGGCAGCGGCGCAGCAGGTCGAGCCAGGACGCCACGTGGGCATCGGCGGCCTGACACGCTGCCCCGCCCATCACGAGCGCGACCGAGCAGTACGGGGGGGACGAGCAGGTGGCGACGAGCGCGAGGACGCGCGGTTCCCACAAGCACGCCCGCACCCCGGCCGCGTACGTGACGAGCTGCTCGGGGTAGCGCAGGCGGGACACCTGCGCGCTCAGGAGCCCTCGGCGCACCGTCGCCGCGGTCTTGTAGTCGACCAGCTCGCGCACGCCGGGCCGCAGGATGTCCACGCCCCCAGTGTGGAAGGGGAAGCCACCCATCTCCCACTCGAGCGGGGTTTCGTACTGCCCCCCCTCGATCCACCTCGTGTAGATGGGCCGGTTGTGCGGGGCCGTGCGGACGGCACACCCGATGGCCTCCCCCTCGCGCCACTCGTCGAGCCCGTAGATCCGCTCGCCGGCGTGCTCGGCCTTGTATGCCTTCCACGCCTTCGGGTCCCTGACCTTGTCGCCCTCGTAGACGAGCGGGCGACGGTGCTCGGGCCCGCCAAGCAAGTGCCAATGCGCGCAGGTGCCGATCCGCATCTCGCGCGTCGGCTCGAACGGGGCCGCGCACGCGTGGCGAAACTCGGCCGGGCTGCCGGTGTCGGGGTCGATCTTCTTCAGGAGGGAGTAGCTGAGGTGCGTGCCCCAGGGGTAGGCGGTCGTCACGCGTCCTCCTCGCCAAACGCTGCCTGTACCGCGGCGTCGATCCTCGCTGCCGCTTCCTCGTCTACGGGGTTGTCGAGCGGCTCGGGGGTGAGCGGCTCGTGACCCGGCGCGCACTTGGCCCGCAGGCCTCCCGTTACCTCGCGCCCGAAGCGCACCTTGGGATCGAAGTAGATCGCGATCGACTTGCCCGGCCAGTCCTGCACGACGAACGAGTGGACCGCCTGCGCGATCTGCCGCTTGACGGTGGGGCGCACGACCCACTTCTTCGGCAAGACCCCGCGCTTGCCCTCGAGCGTGAGGAGCAACTCGTTGCCTTTGGCCATCTTGCGCAGCCGGTTCTGCTCGGACCCGCTCAAGCCAGGCCTCTCCCACGGCGCGTACCGCTCGACCGCGAGGATCTTGACCACGGGCTCGAAATACTGCCCCGCTCGCGGGCCTGTGGAGATCAGCAGATCCCACTGCCCCAGCGTCGTGCGGTTGGCCTCCAGCGCACGGTAGTCGGTGCGAGCGTCGGGGCCGAGGAGGTCGGGAGTAGGCTTAGCCACGCTCCACCTCCGGCCCCACCTCCCGCGACATGTCCAGCGCCATGTCCTCGATCGCCTCGCGCCCTCCAGGGTCGAGACCGATCGCCGCCTCGACCGCCGCGAGCAGGGCCGCGGCCGTGGGCGCCTCGATACGCTGCCCGGGCAGGTCGCCGGACACGCGCCGATACGCGCTCCAGGTCGTTTCGGTGTACGCGAGCCGGCCATAGCGGGCGCGGAAGTGCCAGCGCTCCACTTGCCAGCTCCACGTCTCGCGCTCGGGCAGCAGGGCCTTCAGTCGGGTGTCTAGGTCGTCTAGGTTCATCGCGTCTCCTCCTTGCAGCACATCATCCACGTCGTTATCGCTTCGTCGGCCTCGCCGTCGCTACTTGATCTTCTGCGCCGCGAGGAACATCGCCATCGACCACCGCACGCGGTGCTCGTCGCAGACCAGTTCCGTCACGTCGTGCATGTTCTGGAGCGCCACGCCCAGCGCGAGGCCCAGCGCGAGCGCCTCGGTCGGCGGACACACGTCGGCGTCGAGCGCGCAGACGGGGCAGCGGTTCTTGGGGGCTGGGTCGCTCATCCTCTCCTCCTCGCTTCCTCGGTCTGCTCCTCCTCGGTCAGCGCGTCCCGCATGGCGGGGCGAAGGTCGGGAGCCTTGTCGGGCAGGGGGCGGGGCTCGTAGTCGAGCGTCGAGTGCGGTCGGGGTGTGCGGTTTGCGTTGGCCGCCGCCTCCCGACTCTGGAAGACGGCTCGCTCCTCTCCGGGGTAATCGGGGTCGGACTCGCGCTGCTCACCCGCGAGCGGCGATGACCAAAACTCACCAAAGAACGACCACAGCCCCCATCGTTCCGTCGTCTGCGCCGCGAGCCGGTCGGCTTCGGCGAGGGCGGCACGGAGGTTCTTTGCGATGTCTTGCCACGAACCGTCGAGGCACTCGCATGGCGCGCCCAGATCGTCGTCGTCACAGCAGGGACAGCGATGCGTGAGCCGCTCGACGGCACTGACGATCGCCTCTCTCAGCACGCGCTCGGTGGGGGTCATCGCGTCTCCTCCTTCTTCGTCACGTCGTCCAGAAAACTCACCGCCTCTGCGACCACGCTCTCGCCCTGGCTGACGAGCTTGCCCGCGCGGCGGTAGTCGGGGCTCATCTCGTCGGCGACGACGGAGAGCGCGGCGACCAGGGCGGGGTTGGGGCTCATGACGCCCACTCCGGGCGAGGGATGCGGGCGCGAATGAGCCGGCACATGCGGCGCCGGGCCTTCTCTCGGGCGGCGGCGTAGGCGGCGTTGGCGGCGGCGTAGGCGTTGGCGGCGGCGTAGGCGTTGGCGGCGGCGTAGGCGGCGTAGGCGGCGGCGTCGGCGGCGTAGGCGTAGGCGGCGGCGTTGGCGGCGGCGTAGGCGGCGGCGTTGGCGGCGGCGTTGGCGTAGGCGTAGGCGGCGGCGTTGGCGGCGTCGACGGTGGCTCTCCGCACCTCCTTCACCGTGGCTCGCCCCCGGCACCACGCCCGCGCCACGCGAATCGCTTTGGCCGGGCGCTTCTCCCCCGCAGGTACGAACCGCAGCGCGGTTGCGGCGCAGTCGCACGCCGCGAGCACGATCCGGCGCCGGGCGATCAGGGTGCGGGCCGTACGGCCGGCGATCCAGAGCAGCCAGTCGGGGCGCGAGCAGCGCCGCCACGCGACGGCCGCAGAGGGCTGGCTCCGAGCCCACGCGAAGGCGTCCGCGCACGGCGCGAATGGGAGCAGGCGATCGGACCAGTGGGCGGGGTTGGGGCGGGCAGGCGGCATGACGGACACGGTGCCACGACGGCGACCGCAAGTCAACTACTTTTCGCTTGCCTTGTGACAGCCACCGTGCTAGCCCTAGAAACCATGAGCAAGGACCCCGGCCTCGTGTCTGTCCAAATCCCGAAGTCGCTGCAGGCGCGCATCAAGAAGGTGCAGGCCCGATCGCCCGAGCCCGCGCGTTCGTTGTCGTGGCGCCGGTTCGTGGCGTGGCTGCTCGACCTCGCGATCAAGAAGGACGTGGCCTCGTGACCCTCATCCTCCGCGCCCCCGGATGCGTACCCCCGTACTGCCGCCTCGACGTTGAGCCCGGCAGGTCATCGCCTCGGGTGACGTGGTGCCCGGGCGATCACGACGGGCCGGCGTTCCT